CGCAGACGATGACGTGGGCAAATTTCCGTGCAAGCGTTTCGGCGCACATGACAGCGGCGGGGGCGGCGGTCACGTCAGCGCGCACGTCCATCGTCGCGTCGTTCGCGACGATGCGGGCGTCTGCTACGGCGTCGATGGCATCCATGAGGGCGTCTGTCGTGGCGTCCGTCGGGGCGATGCAGGCGCGGCTTCGCGCTATGGCTGCATCCGCGCGCGCGGCAGGCGCTGCATCTCTCGCGATGGCACGTTCATTCTCTATCACGGGGGCGGCAAGCGCCGCGGCGAATGCGCTCTCGATGATTACAAAGAACGCGCTCGCGGCGACGGTCTCTATGGTGCGTCTTGTAGCGGCGTTTTCCGTCTCGGCGGCGCTCGGAACGGCCGCGCGGGCGTTCCGTCTCGTGGCAACGGCCATCGGGACGGCGACGAAAGCGTCTCTTGCTTTCGCTCTTAGTCCTGTCGGCCTCGCCATCATCGCCATCGCTGGCACGGCGTACCTGCTCTACACGAATTGGAGCCGTATCGCGCCACTCTTCCAGCGGCTCGCGCTCATCATCCGCGCGGGATTCACGGCGGCGCTCACGTCCGTCCAGCCTGCCATTCGCAGACTTGAAGCGGCGTGGAACCGTCTCATGGCAGTCGTCCAGCAGCATAGCGCGACGTTCGCCATGATCGGGAACGTGCTGCAAGTGCTCGCAACCATCGTCGGCGGCGTCGTTGTCGGTGCCGTCTATGTGCTGGCATCCGTGCTCACGGGTGTCCTCACGGCGGCATTCAACGTCGTCGCGGCAGTCGTGGAAATGGGCATCGGCGTCTTCACAGGCATCATCGACTTCATCACGGGCGTTTTCACCGGGAATTGGTCGGCTGCATGGCAGGGCATCGTTGAGATTTTCAGCAGTATCTTCGGCGGCATCAAAGGAATTGCCGAAGGAATCTTGGACGGTGTCAAAGCCGCCATCAACGCCGTCATCGGAGGAATCAACTCCATTTCCGTCACCGTGCCGGACTGGGTGCCAGGGCTCGGCGGAAAGTCGTTTGGTCCGCTCGGCATCCCGTACCTCGCAAATGGTACGGAGAACTGGGGCGGCGGTCCTGCCATCATCAACGAGCGCGGCGCGGAAATCGTCGACCTGCCGAGTGGGTCGCGCGTCATCCCGCACGACCAATCACTCAAGCAGGCGTACCAGCAGGGCGCACGCTCGGGCGGCGCGAAGGGCGGCACGGCCATCAACGTCTATATCACGGGCGCAACCATCAACAACGGCGGTGACATCAAGAAAATCGCCTATGAAGTCGCGAAAGAAATCGACTATCAGGTCGAGAAACGGGCAATCAATTTGAACGTGGGGGCGATCTAAATGAGCAGCTTCACGAGATTCGTATCGAAAGCAAACTCCATGCTTTCGGATGTGTTCAGTGCGCTCGGCATCGGCGGCGAAGGATGCACCTTCACGCTGTCGGGCGGCGGGGAGAGCGTTTCTTTCCCTGTCTCGCCGGCATCGTTCGAGGTGTCTCTACCGTCGAACAATCAGACTGTAAACGTCATATCTATCGGCGACGTCAACATGATCGGCAATGCCGGGCTGGCGTCGTTGAAGTTCGAGTCGTTCTTTCCATCAAACGAGTATCCGTTCGTCAACGACATGACGGCGACGGGTGCTTATGAGTACGTGGCGAAGGTCAAGAAGATGCAGACAGGGAAAGAGCCGTGTCAAATCAGCATCTCGGGGACGGATGTGAGCCTGCCGGTCACGATTGAGACATTTGAATACGGAGAAAAGGACGGCAGCGGGGATGTCTATTTCAGCTTGCAGCTTCGCGAGTACAAATTTGTTTCGCCGGCAAGCGAAGCGACGAACTCCGTGACGGGAATGAAAGGACGCATGTCAGATGTGCTCAAGGAAAAGCCGATGACATGCCTTGGAGGGCTCGACACGATGGACACGGCGCAGAAAGCCATCCAGCGAACGACATCCATCGCGAAGCAGTGCACGCGCGTCGTGAATACCTATCGGGCGATGGCGAAGTCGGGCGGCGTCCGCCCGGGCACGCTGCTGAAAACGACGATGAAGGGAATCTTCAAGGCTGAAGGAAAGACACCGATGGTGAAGTGGTGATGGAACATGATCAGTCTACGATACAGCGACCCGCCACAGACCGACAAAGAGGCGCAGGCGAGCAAGGACAGCGGACAAAAGCCGCTCGACAACTTCGACATCACGGACTACGTGTCCGGCGTCACTTGGTCAGGTGACGAAGACCAAGCTGCGAGAAAGCTCGAATTCACAATCATCTACAACACGGCCGATAAAGACACGACCTTCGTGCAGCTCGACTTGAAGCTCGGCGGCTACGTCTATATGTTCTATCGTGAGACAGAGACGTCGGACGAAATCGAGCTATTCGAAGGTCGCATCTTTTACCGCAAGCGCGCGACGGATTCCTATACGTTCGAGTTCACGGCATACGATGACATGATTTATTTAGCGAAATCGAACATCCGCGCCATCGTGAAGGGGACAGCGGAAGACGCCATCAAGAATATATGCGCCGAGGTCGGCATCAAGACGGACGTTATGCCGAGTCTGCCGACGGAGGTCAACTTTGTTGCGGACGACAAGAGCGCGACCGAAGCGATTCAGATGGTGCTCGATCAGGTGCGGGCGGCGACGGGAGACGAATACACGACGATAGCGCTCGGCGGCGCGTTCAACATGGTACACAAAAACGTCCTCGTTTCCTACGTAGCGTCGAATCAGACGAACGTGACAGGGGCAGAGCATTCGGAAAGCATCGAAGATATGGTTGACCGTGTCAAGTCCGTCGACGACAACGGGACCGTCTGCCAGATGTTTTCCATCAATGACGACATCAAGAAGTATGGTACCATCCAGAAAATATACAAAATGAAGCCGCCGAAAGAGGGCGAGACCGTCGACAACGTCGCCGGGGCGAAAGCTCTCTTGAAGGAAATCAAGAACGAATCGAGCCTCAAGGCCGTCGGGGACATCAACTGCATCGCGGGATACGCGCTCACGGTGCAAGAAGAGCAGCTGAAAGGGAAGTTCCACATCAAGGCGGATTCCCATACATTCAACGGGAACGTCCACATGATGTCGCTCACGCTGCAATACCTGCCGGACACGCCGGAAACGCCGGAGGTCGAGCAGGTCGAGTATGCAAAGCCGGTCTTCAACAGCTCATCGAAGCGCATGAAGAAGAAGCGCGGGACGGGAAGCGGGGACGCTGCCGTCGATGCAGGTCTCAATACAGGATGGGATACCTGGGGCGGCCAGACGATGGCGAACGGCCGGAATGGCTGCGCCGAGTTCGTCGGGAAGTGCGGGAGCTACTATTCGCCATTCCTCGCAGACGAGTGCAACAACGGCGTCGTCTACGTGCCGACGATGGTGCAAGACGCCGACGCGAACGGCCTCTTGCAGGGCTTCGACGAGAACAACCTCGAAAAGGGCGATGTCATTGTCTATGGCGATGACGACCATGTTGTCATCTATGACGGGCAGGGCGGATACTATGGCAATTCGTCGAGCCGGAACGTCACCGTGCATGGAGGCGACTACACAGAAATGGGAATGACGCCGACGAAGATCATCAAGGCGTCGAAGGGGTGAGCAGACATGCCGAATATCACGAAAGCAGAAGACCCATACAGGGGCATCGTGCGGAATGTCCGGCGCATGGCGGGCGGCTCTGCCTTGCAGCCGTCGGCAGGCATCGGGAAGATCATCTCGCCGCCGCCGGAAATCGTCGTGTCGTATCACGGGATGATGCTCACGAAAGAATTTTTATGGATTGACGAGTATTGGTTGCAGGGACATACACGCCATGTTGTCGGTGCGACGAACTATGCAGGCGGCGGCTCTGGCTATGCCGAGTACGCAAGCCACAACCATCCTGTCGACAATGACGAAACACTCACGGACACATGGAAGGCAGGGGACAACGTCCTCGTGACGCCAGTGCTCGGCGATGACAATCGCACGACCGTGCAATACATCATTTCGGGAAAGCTCAAACGATTGGACGGGAACTGATATGGCGAATCCATTCATGACGGGAACGACACAGGGGACGAGCTCACAGGAAACGAGGCCGACATTTCGAGAAATGGCATGGGATTTCGGCCATGACTGCTTCATCCTCGACAAAGAGGGAAATCACGTCTACGTCGAGCGAAACGAGGCTATCAAGGTATGGGTCTATCATACGCTGCGCTGCGAGCGCTATCGCTATCGCGCTTATTTCGACGACTATGGTGTCCAACTTGAACCGTTCGTCGGGCGCGGTCCGAACGACGCGACGTATACCAACGAGCTCTATCAGACAGTCAAGGAAGGATTGCTCGTGAATCCCTACATCCTGAACGTAGCGGCCGTCAATGCCGTGCGAGAGCACAAGCGCGTGACGCTCTCACTGGCGCTCACGACAGTCTATGGTTCGATGACGATGCAGGTGCAGCTCTAAGAGGGAGGTGAGATGAATGTTTGAAGCGGAAACAAGGCTCGACATCCTCGAACGGCTCAAGACATACTATGCAGATGTCAACGACGGGAAAGCGAGTGCAGACGAAGGCACATTCTCTTTTGACGAGCTCTCTGCGAATGCGAAGGAGTTCGAGAAAGCCTATGCAGAAATGAGCCTCATCATCGAGGCGGCGTTTCCACAGACGAGCTGGGGGCAGTACCTGGATTATCTCGCGGACGCGCTCGCGGGCATCTCGCGCCGCGCGGCGACGGCTGCCGTCGTGGAGCTCACGGTCGCCGGCAAGGCGGGCGCGCGCATCCCGAAGGGCTACCAGTTCACGACGGAGGAAGGAACGGCTTTTTCGACAGATGCGTCCGCCACCATCGGGGATGACGGGGTGGTCATCGTCAAGGCGACGGCGACAACGACGGGCGCGGGCGGCAACGTCAAGCAAGGGACGATTACACAGATGCCGGTCACGCTCTACGGCGTCGAGAGCGTCACGAACGTCGCGGCCGCGCATGACGGCTATGAGGAAGAGAACGATGATTCTCTGCGCGAGCGTCTGCTCTTCATCGTGCGCAGACCGGTCACGAGCGGCAATGCAAACCACTACTGGACATGGGCGACAAGCGTCTCGGGAGTCGGTCAGTGCAAGGTGCTGCCACTCTGGAACGGTCCGGGGACGGTGAAAGTGCTCATCGTGGACGCGAATAACAAGATCGCATCCGCGAAGCTCATCAAGGAAGTCGCAGACTATATCGAGGAAGTGCGTCCGATCGGCGCGACCGTGACTGTCGTGTCGCCGCAGCCGGTCGCGGTCAACATCGACGTGAGCGTCGAAGGGACGCTGAATGTTGATACATTCAAGGCCGCTATGACGAAATGGCTGAAGGCGAAGACGCTCACACTCACAAAAATCTCGCCGGCGCAGGTCGGGAAACTCATCCTCGAGAGCGGCGCGTCCGACTATGACATGGAGAGCCTGAAACTGAACGGCAGCACGCAGGCGCTCAAGCTCACGGACGAGCAGATTGCGACGGTCGGGGAGGTGACGACGCATGTCATGGCTTCGTGAAAAGAACGTTGACATCCTCGAATACCTGCCGGCGTTCCTGGCATCTGATACAGAGTTCAAAACGCTTTCGGATGCTCTATCGAAAGAGCACGAGACCGTGCGCGTCGATATTCATCGATTACTGCAAGAGCTCTTCGTTGACTTGGAAACGAGCTACGGCCTAGCAAAGTGGGAGAGCGTGCTCGAGATGTCGCCGCCGCCAGACGCGACGGAGGACGAGCGCAGGCGCAGCATCATCTTGCGCTTGCAGTCCAAGAGCGTTTCGACGCTCGCATTCATGGGAGCGCTCACGGGGCGCTACATGTCGGGCGGCGAGACGCACATCGAGGAAGAGAACGAGAAGTACATGTTCAAGATCGTCACTTCGGGGACGATTGCGGACAAGAGAGGACTCAAAGAAGCACTCGACCTCTACAAGCCGGCGCACCTAGGCTATTCATTCCTCTACAATGTGTTCGACCTCGACGACGAGCCAATCGGAGACACGACGGTTCACGGGGACGAGCTCGTCGAAGGAGTTACGACATGGTGGCGTGATGATGTCCCTTATGGTCATGCACTAGACTATCCTCGCTACGACGGAACGCATCGCATCGGAGACATGCGTAATATCGGAAGCGGAAAAGCAGATGGATCCATTCGTCTCGGTGACGTGCTGCCGGGAACGCTGCAAGTACGAGAAGGAATTGACTGGCAGTTCGTCTATGACGGACCTGCCTTTTTTGATGGAACATTCAAGGCGGACGGAACGGTCATCGCGAACGGCCAGCGTCCTTGGAAGCTCCAATATAACGACTTCATGGATACGCTGTCCTTGCTCGTCATTACCATGCGGAAGCCGGATGGAACGACGCAGCTGGAAGACGATGTCGCAGCGACGTTGAAAATAGGCGAAGGAATCAAGGCGTGCGGTGGCGCGCAGCTAGGGAAGACACAGCTGCCGGTCGATAATTGCGGGCGGCTGGAAATCACGCGCGCGCATAAATACGACGGTAGCATCCGCATCGGCGAAGACCTGAACAAGACGGATGGTTCCATAAAGCTAGGTGAATCCTTCAAGATCGGCGGCGGCGGGTATCATCCGGGGTTCGAGTATTGGCAGGACGAGCTCTGCGGGACGCTGAACATAGTGAAGCAAAAGAAGCATCCGCCGCTTGCACTGCGCTATCCAGAATTGCATGATACCGTCGAGCCGCCAGACGAACGAGATGAAACGTC